GCAACTTTAAGTTTTTGTCTGTTTCTTCTCGCATTGAATCTGCGCTTCATTCTACCTTGAATCGAAAGCACTTCATCTAGTTGTTCTTCTGTGATATTGATGTCATCATGCACATCAACTTCAACTTCTTCAAGTTCGTCATCATCATAGAGTCCCATATCAACCATGTCATCGAAGGTCAGAGAATCTATTTCATTGTCTATCTCTGCTATATCATCATCCGAAAACCCACTGAGTTCAATTTTATGAAGATATTCCATCCAATCATCATCTTCTTCACACCCACAATGTTCTTTGATAGGTGTATCAACGGGCTTGATGTCTTCAATCTTTTTCTTTTTCTGACCAGGTGTAAGACTCAAGTAGTAATCTCTGCCTGCATCAGTACCCCATTCGTGCTTAACAGGATCGTATTCTTCTGATACCATTTTAGCCAGAGTTCTTGCATCAATTTTATCTGAAACTTGTCTTGCTACTGTAGCCGCATAATACTGAATACTATGTCGGAGTCTTCCTCCGCTCTCTTTCTTTTTTCGGTCAACTATTTGTTTCAACAACTTAGCGGCAGCCCTGTACTGAGTTCTATGAACAGTTTTAGCAAGAGGATCCATCATCCAACGAAACACCTCAGCAATTGCATTGTCTTTGATTTTAGCATCGAATGGTTTGTTGGACTCTCTTCTCTTTGCTTGTCGTCTTTGCTCAAGAGATTTTGTAGGTTTGAGTTTAGATAGTTTTTGCATTGGTGGTAGACCTAAATCTTCTTTTACATCAGTTTTGACCATGACAGGTTTGCCGCCCTTGCCCTTTCTATCTGCAACAGGATCTTCTCTGCGCTTTCTTCTAGCAGAGGTTGCTCTATCATCTTTATCCATGCTATGTGCTTTTGATCTAGGCATGCACTTAGGTTTACCTTCTCCAGGCTCTCTTGCACATGCGCCTTTAATTTCTCCGTCAGTTCCCACTCTAACCCAATCACCTTTAGGATGAGATTTGCTGAACCAGTTTCTCAAGTCTTCCTTGAGTTTCATTTTTATCAATAGTTTTTGCTGTACAGGCTTAGGCAGTTCTTTGAAGTGATACAAGTTCTGACTATCATCGGTGTGTTTTTCACCAGTCATCACTTGACCATCGTGTGCATGTTGAGGTCCTTTCCATTCTTTACCGTCTTTTGTGTAATGACCTTCAGACTTCCAAGAATGTTCTTTTCCTTCTTTTATGCCCCTAGACTTCTTTTGACCCTGAACCCATCTCTTAGCGGCAGGAGATTGTGCAGGTTCTTTCACCCACTGACTTACTCGTCTATACACGGACATAGTAGCTCCTTCCCAACTAGCGCCGTCTGAATTATCAACAATAAACATATATCTACCGAATAAGTTCTGAAACTTACCGATGTTCCTTTGTACATCGTTCCACATTTTAGAGACTGCTTGGGAAGGAAGTGTTCTTGCTCTTGCGGCATTTCTTTTTTGCGCTGTTTCTAAGTCAGTATTGACAAATACCATAGCACACTCGTAGCCGAGTTTTCTCAGTTCTGTAACTTGCTTTTGAATCTTAGCAAAGTCTTTGCCAGTACCATCAATGACAAGACCTAGTCTACCATTAATGAATCCTTTTTGTCTAGACTGTGTGAGACTCTTAGCCCTACCACGAATCTTTTGTCCTTTATCTGAGAAAATATTCTCAGGAGTTGCTTCCATGTTTGCTTTACGAAGCAAAGTCTCAAAAGCATCATCAGAGTTTACTAACTTTAGACCGAGTGAAGTGAGTGCAGTTTTACCGACAATAAAGGACTTACCACTACCTGGACCGCCAGCCAAAAAGACGGCTTTGAAGATGCCAGGATCATTGACACCTTCTTCCAAGGGTATGAAATCTAAAAAAGATTTTTGCATTGTAGATAAGTCCCAGCTTTTTTATTATTTATACAGCTTCTAGTCTGGACATCAACCTTTCAGCCCTGTTAGTAACTTGCTTGTACCAACGGCTATCACGACCTTCAACTGCGGCAGTCTTCCAATCACCAGCTTCAATCGCTTCATTCATTTTCTTGAATTTGCTGAGCCTTGTTCGACCCATGTTAAACATCATATTAACCAGGATTTGTTGGACTTCATCAGGTAAACTTCCAAAGCACCCTTCTCCGTATAGGTGATTACATTCTCCGATGGCAATCTCAATATCTCTATCAAATACTTCCCTGACTCTTTCTTCGTCAACTGGAGTTCCAACCGCGCTTCCGAATTCCGGGTCACTTTCTGTGATAAGATGACCGACCCCAAAGGTAGGGTATCCGAGGTGATCTTCATAGACTTTGTACTCCACGCCTTCGTCTATTTTTAATTGTTCGTATACTGCTTCTTTATTCATTATGTTCTTCCTTTAAAAAATTTGCAAATGTTAAATAACGCACTTGCCCTTCCTTGAGTTGCATACCTTTTCTTACCGCATTGAATAATTTCTTAGCATCGGCATCTCTTGCGCCTGGTGTCAGACCCATTTTGAAAGATTTGAAATCGTTGTTGGAGGCAAATGCTCTCATTTTTGTTCCGCTGATTCCTGCAACACCGTCGGCATCAGGATCTCGTTCACCAGCAGAAATTACTTTGATGGTTTTGAATTTGTAATCTTTACCATTGTACCTATCAGCGAGCCGCTGAAATTCTAGTACCCTATCTGAACCAGCAACCATAAACACTTCTTCATATCCTTGCTCATACATTTTTTTCAAGTGAGCCATGAAATGAGGATGTTGTTTATCAGATGCATCGAATTTTATATTTCGATGAATGCTTTTTAGATAGGTAATTTTTTGTTGTGCTGTCAGAGGATTTTTATGTTTGTCTTGTGAATGACTCACAATCACACGATGGTCAGCACGGCGCTTTTGAGCCTCGCTGAATACTTTATCAACGAGTTTACTGTGACCAGATGTAGGAGGATTGAGTCTCCCGAAAGCACATACTATCGTCTTATTCATTTAACTCAAAGTTCTCCTCGGCTCTTTTTATAATTCTTTTTGACAGTCTATAAGGAGTTTCGGGAAATAGAAATGGAATAAATGCATGTATTGTGCCTAGTACAAACACGCCTAGCCAACTAACATTTAGGACCATTGCATGATACCAATGATGCCAGTAATTGCTTTTTACTTTCTTCAAGTGGTTGAAATCAAATATCATCATTTTAACTTTCTCACTCTAAAATCATACGGCGATCTGCATTTTATGTGCAACATGTTTCCGTTGTCTTCTATTCCTTTTAACTCTTTGTCAGTGATTTTGTCAAGCCTTTTTAAAACATACACAACCTTATTGGTCTTAGTTACCATGAATTCATCAGATGAAAACCAAAGAGTAACCTCTATGTGCGTGTTAAATAGAGACTTAAACCATTCAATAAACTTCTTCATGGTTACTTATCCCATGCCTTAATAGCGGTAAAGTTATTGTAACTGAATTCCATTCGATCAACTAACTTGACTGCACTACCAGAAATTCTATCAATTGCAACATAGCCTTCTGGGGTAGTAACTTTAAATCCGTTTGCAGTTTTAATAAATGTGCCAATACCTTTAACTTGATCTAGTTTTTTAACTATCATCATTTTTGCTTTGACTACTGAAACTTGAAACTCTGTTACTGCAACTAGCATAGATTTCAGTCTGCCAAACTCTTTTAACATTTCTGTTTTTCTTTGTCCAAGTGCAGATTGTGCTTTTTCTGTTTTGAGTTTTGCTATCTCAGCGTCAAATTTTTCTTCAACCCAAGTCATATAACCCTCGACATGTGCCGAAGCATTTGTTATTTCCTGTCTAGCACGGACTTTGGAGTTGTTGTATGTTTTATACTGCGCTCCTACCATTTTTCCATCTAGGCTTTTTTGTAATGCATTGAAGTTATTCAATTGTGCTGAATTTACTTTTCTCAGATTATTACCAACTACACTCAATAGTGAAGTGATAGCATCTGTTTCTGCTTTAGTGAATGTTGCTGTACCTGATTCATCTCTATAGGTAGCATCATCCATCCAAACAGAAGGCGGCTTACTCAAGCCTTTTATGTTAGCACCAAAAGATGCTTTCATTTCAGGAAGAGAAGAGCCAGAGTACGATGTATGCCAGACGATACCGATTTTGCTTCGTTTAATAATGGCGTCCAGGGGCGAGCCTACTGGGACTGCA